TGTTCAGGCAGCGGGCGATCTCGTTGAGGAGTTCGCGCTTGAACTCGGCGTAGGTCGTCGACGGCTGCTCCGCCTGAACCTGCGCCATCTTCCAGCCGCCGGGCATCGTGAGCAGCGAACGCGCCTCGAGCTCGATCGCGTCCATCGGCTCGACCGATTCCGCCTCGCCGTTGGCGGGCGCATCCGTGTAGAGGATGCCCGCGAAGTCAGCGGCGGTCTCCGCAGCGCCGAGCACGGCCAGCGTGTAGCGGCGGAGCTGCGCGAAGAGTGGAAGCGCCGGCGTGATGTCCGGGACTCCGCGCGACTGGCCCGCACGGTCGACTCGGAAGTAGTGCAGCATCGACTCCGCCGGCACACGGTCGTACTCGAGCCCGATCGTGTGGCGACCGGCGTCGCCAGGATGCTCCTTGAGGACGTGGTACTCGGCGGGGTTGCCGAACTCATCGAACACAATCCCGTCGACGTGGTTGGAGAGCAACGCCATCAGGTCTGGCGTAGTGACCTGATCGGCCTCGACCAGGCGCACGTCGAGCTTGATCTTGGTCGGTAGCCGGGGGTTGCTGAGCAGCACGAGGAACGACTCGCCGTCCTGCGCCCGGGCCATCTGCATGGTGCGGAGCTTCTCGGGCAGGCGGATCGCCTTCACCCAGGCCATGAACTCGCGCTCGATGCGCTGGTTGGCGTCGGCGCTGTCGGTCAGGAGTTGCAGGCGCGGGCTCGTGCCGATCACGTCGTTGGCGAGCGTGAGGACGATGCCGTGCGCGTAGGAGTTGTTGGCCACCTCGTACCGCGCCCGGTTGCGGAGCGTGCGCCGCACCTCCGGGCTCGCAGCCGCGTCGGCGCTGAGGCCGTCGGCGTTCGCCCAGTGACGGCGATTGCTGTCGTTGGTCACTGCGGAGTCGAAACCGGCGCGAACCACGCGCACGATGCGGCCGCCCTTGACGGGCGCGACCTGTCGTGGCGCGAGGTCGTGCTTCGGCTTGCGCGTGAAGAGTCCCAGCACCTCAGCCTCCCTCCGCGCCAGGCGGAATGAGGCGGGTGAGGCGCAGCGCCTTGGCGGGATTCTTTGCCGCGTCCTTGCTCGCGAGGTAGCGGTCGGCCTCGATCTGGTCCTTCAACGAGTGCTGCTGAACGCTCCCCGAGTCGCCCTGCACGCGCGCGGGCCCGGCGGCGTTGTCGCGGATGGCTTGCTGAAGGTCTTCGGGCACGGCGAGGTCACTCCGTTCGGCTGCCGTGATGGCGGAGCCGCTACGGGTGACCTATGCCGCGCGAGAACTGGTTGCGCAGCCTCTCGGTAGCCAGCGGGCGAATCATTCCACCGGTAGACACTCAAATCGGCTTCGACGTGTCACCGTGTCCCATGAACCGCTCGACGCTGCCCGCCTTACACCACTTCTCGCGGAATGCCTTCGAGAATCGCTCGGGCAGCGACTTGGTCAACCCACTCTGTTTCAAGACCTCCTCGAGTGACACCCCTCGTTCGGTCTGGTTCGTGTTCCCGAGCACTCGCCAGACGATCTTGTCGGCAGAACAGATTCGAGCTTCCGCATCGCGCTCCAGGAGCGCCAGCGATTCCGCCTCGCCGGGATCGAGCTTCTCGTAGTACGTGGGATCGAATCGCTTGCAGTATGCCTGCACGTCGACGGCCGAAATGGTTCGGACCTCGACCAAGCCTGCGCGCTTCAACTCGTCCCAGTCGATCGGGAACCTCTCGCCATCCTTCTCGAAGAAGTGTGCCTCGTCGATGACCGTCTGCGCGAGAACGATGTGGCAGCGTGCGGCCACCTGCTTCCAGAGGTCCAACTCGAAGAGGTGGATGACGACGTTTGCATCAAGCAGGACTATTGACATCTGCGCGGTAAACGGTAAGAAGCCGTTGAGCCGATACAGGATTCATGAGACCCAAAGGAACTCCAGCGGAGCTGGAAGCACGGCGTCGGAGAGCGGCCAGGCTGCTGAGCCAGGGCAAGGGCATCAGCGAGGTCGCCAGGCTCATCGGGTGCTCCACCGGGTCGGTGGACCGATGGAAGAAAGCGCTCAAGAAGCACGGCGCCGACGGATTGAACGCCAAGCCGCACCCCGGCCCGACACCGCGACTCACCAGAGCGCAGCAGCGGCGGCTGGTGGCGATCCTGAAGAAGGGCGCCGCGGCCGCCGGGTACGACAGCGACCTGTGGACCTGTCGACGGGTGCGTGACCTCATCGGCAAGACCTTCGGCGTCCGGTACGACTTCAACCACGTCGGCCGCATCCTGCATTCTCTGGGCTTCAGCGTGCAGAAGCCCGAGGCGCGGGCACGCGAACGTGACGAGGCGGCGATCGCACGCTGGCGGAAGAGGGACTGGCAGCGCATCAAAAAAACGCGCGGCGGCTGAACGCCGTCATGGTTTTCTACGACGAATCGGGGTTCATGCTCCGGCCGCTGGTGCGCCGTTCGTGGTCGCCGCGCGGACAGACGCCCATCATCCGCTGCTGGGACCGGCGCGACCGGCTGAGCGTGATCGGGGCCATCGTCGTCCCGCCCTCGCGCGAGCGGCACCGGTTGTCGGCGATCTTCCGCATCCACACCAAGAACATCCAGACACCGCAAGCCACCGAGTTCCTGCGCGCCGTGGACCGGCACGTGCGCGGGCCGATGATCGTGGTTCAAGACCGACTCAATGTGCATAAGGCGGCCGTGCGGCGCTGGCTCGCGGGCCGCCCCGCGGGTGCGCCGCGTGTGATGGTGGAGTGGCTCCCGTCCTACGCGCCGGAGCTCAACCCGGCCGAGCAGCTCTGGAACCGCGGCAAGCGCGTGGATCTGGCCAACCTCGCACCCGAGCACCGCGACGACCTGCGTCGCCATGTGTACCGCTCGCTCACACGCCAACGCTGTCGGCCGAACCTGCTTGCTTCCGCCTTCGATCACGCTCAGCTTCCGCTATGATCCTTCTTACCTATATCTGCGCAGAGATCAATAAGCGAGATCGCGTCATCCGTGACGTCCTCGACGTCGTCCAGAGCCATCGCTTCCTTGCGGCTCAGTCCAAGGTACTCCGCTGCGCGACCAATCGAGAGTTCTCCCTCTCGGATCGCCCGAAGCGCCAGGGCGCGATAGCGCTCGGGCAGCGAAGGCGGCTTCGTATCCTCACGAACGTCAACAGTCTCGCGGAATGCCCGGCAGATGCCGAGATCTCGCTGCGTATCTTCGATCGACCGGTTGAATACCCAGTGCACTCGCCAGAGCAACGCGTCGATCGACACGTCGAACTGGCGTGCGATGTCGAAGAGCTCGATGTGCTTCAGTGACTGGCGCGACTTGGACGCGGCCGCGATCATTGCGCGCAACGCATCTTCTGGAATCAACAGGCATGAGGCGAACTTGTCGGCGAACTTCTCCTCCTTCTCGCTGGCCTCGCGCGCGGTTGACTCGGTCCGAAAGATGCGCCACGTCAGCAGGTGGAACAGCTCGTGGGCCAAGTCGAAGTTTCTTCGCCATCGCTTGTTGTTGGCGTTCAGGAGGATCGCCATGCCGAGCTCCTCGTCGCGCGTGCAGGCCGCCGTCCCGGTCGGGTTGAACTCGAGATGGAACACGCGAACGCCCCAAGTGTTCTCCAGCACGTTGAGGAGCGACGAGGCTGGTCGCTGGCCGAGATTCAGGTGGTTGCGCACCGCGTTAGCCAGCTGCTGAACGTCGGACCAGTCGAACGCGTCTCTGCTTGCGCGAACGTCTGGCAGCAGACAGGGACGATGCTCGTCGCACCATTCTTCGAGATTGCGGTACCACCGGCAGAGCTTGAGGAACTCGCCCTCGACCGCGGCGGCTTCTTCAGGCTGCGGTCGTTCACGCCAGAGCACGACTTCCGCCACGGGTTCGACGGGGTCAAAGAACCACGACACGGCCTTGCCGTGAGCGCGCGCGAGCGTCTCGAGGTGGGTCAGGCGAGGCTCCCGTCGTCCCGTCTCGAACTCACTGAGCGAGGAAACTGGGATGTCAGTCTGCTTCGACAGCGCTTCCAGGGTCCAACCGCGCTGGGCTCGGGCAGCCTTCAGACGCTCGCCGATCAAGCTGGCATCCTCCTTTCGTGAATACCGAAAGTCTACGGAATAGATCGGCAACTGTCCACCGAACACTTTCGCAATACCCGAAATCACGGTTCCAGCAGGGCTTATGGGGCCTGCTCCGAGGGTCGCTCGGCGGTAGTCAGCCGTCGCCCGCAGTATCTGCATTCCCTCCGCCGGACGATCCGGCCGCCCCATGCCCGGCGGGTGTAGACCACCCGCAGGTGCCCGCAGCCACAGGCCGGACAGCGGAGCCCGCGAGGCTCCTCGGGCTTCGGCTTGGTTGGGGTGCGCGCGCTCATCGCTTCGCCCTCTGGAGCGCTGAGAGTCGGACTCGCGGACGCGCCAACTCGGCGCGAGTGTCCGTGCCAAACAGCACCGCGCCCTGCATCGATGCAGCCACCGAGGCGCCGACCAGACAGTCGAGCCAGTGGTTGTCGATGCCGCTGAGCCGGAGCTTCCACTCGTCGACCGTCCGGCCGCGTCCCTCGGTCTTCACGCGGTACTCGCTGGTCAGGTGATCCGCGAGCAGCCGATGCGTATCGGCCGATCGGCCGAAGACAGACAGGCAGCCCGGATCGCCCATCGGTACCGCGAGCCGTGCGTGCACGAACGACTTCCAGTAGTTGCTGTCGAAGAGCACGTGCCGCACGCCGCGCCGCCCGGTGACGACCGGCACTCGCCAGTTGAGCCCGACGCGCTCGCCGCGCTTGCGCTTGTGATCCGCGAAGGGAATGCTCGACGCGCCGACGTAGCGGCCGTGCCCGGGCATGACGATCCCGCCGAAGGTTGTTTGCCTGCAGAACTGGTAGACGACATCCGACGACTGGCCCCAGTTCGCATCGATGAGGCAGCGCTCGATGCGGACCTCCGAGCCGTCATCGCGCCGCCACGATCGACCGACACGCTCAGCCACGAGCGCCTCGAGCCCGGCATAGATGGCACCCTCCTGGCCGGCGCGGGGCAGCGCCGTCTGCAACGTGACCCGCGCATCCCGCAGCGTGAAGTACGCCGCCTTCTGGTCCGGCCACGCGCCGTACTCCACGAGGTAGCCCGTGAAGTCGTCCTCCCACGCCGCGACGAGCCAGAAGAGCATCTTGCCCTGCACGTCGATGAACATCGTGAGCCGCGTGCAGGTCGTCGGCACGACCCCGCGCGGGATGCCGTTGGTCTTGGCCGCAATCTGGTCCGCGCTCAGGAGGTCGTCGTCCGCGGCGACTTCGGGGAGCGGCTCGTTCTGATACTCGGCCCAGAACGCCGCCTCGTCGAGCAGCCGCAGGTTCATCGCGTGCTGGATCGCCGAGCGTTCGTCGTGATTGAAGCGCGCCGGCCACGCGACGACAGCGCCCTCATCCATCGCGGCGCGGTTGGCCTCGTAGAACGCGGTCGCCTCGGCGATGCCATGGTCGTTGCGTAGGCCGTCGGCACGCAGCTCGGCGTACCGCGCCCACATCGCCTCCGCCCCCCCGGTTGGGAACGCGTAGACCATCTTCGTCCGCTCGCCTTGCCACGCGGGATGCTTCTCGCGGTCGAGTAGGCGGTCGGCAAGGTCATCAGGACGCACGACCGTCAGCGTCATCAGTCCAGCGATCTTGCGGCCCGGGCCAGCAAGACCGAGGATCGCGCCGGCGAGGATGCGCTCGCGCGCTGCGCACTGCGATGGGCTCCGCGCCGACTCGTCCGTCTGCGGATCGTCGATCAGGACCAGCGACGGGCGGACGCTCTGACCGTCGGGACGCTTGCGCTTCATGCCGCGGATGCGCCCGGTGATCCCCGCGACGGCGATGATCGCGCCGGACCCCTTCGAGCTCGCGATCGTCGGCAGGACCATCTCCTTCGCGGTCCACCCGATGTGCGTCGGTGCGCCGTTGTAGAGCTGGCCTGAAGCGCGCTGGTGGATGCCTTCGAGACACCTGATCGGATAGCACGCCTCGGGGAAGTCGTCGAGCAGCCGCTCGTTGTTCTCCAGCTCGCTCTTGATGCTTTCCAGCATCGAAGCGGCGTGCTCTTCGTCGCTACCGACGAGCGCCACAAACTCGCGGTGCCCGAAGAGCATCGCCCAGAGGCACGCGGTCTCGCAGAGTGTGGTCTTGCCGCTGCCGCGTGGCATCGCCATCGCGAAGAGACCGCCTTCGAGCACCGCCTGCTCGATCTTGGCGATGACCTTGAGGTGGTCGTCGGACCACGGCAGGTGGAACGTCTGCGGGAAGTAGGTGTCGCAGAACCCCCGGAAGGACCTCGCGCAACGCGCTTTGCGTTCGGTGTCACCGACCGGCGGCAGCTCGCCGATGTTGCGCCCGGAGAGTGAGAGTGCTGCGGCGCGGGCCCGCTGGCGCTCGCGCTCGGCGTCGTAGCCGGTGAGTCCAGGGCCATCCGCTTCTGGTCTCGGCGCATGACGGATCGACACGAGCCAAGCGACGTAGCGGAAGAGGTCCACGACTTTGCCATCACCGATGCGGTAGCCGGCGCGCGTGCGGTGCCGGTGGAGCTGCCGCTCGCCGATCAC